ATGCTGATGCTCTTACATCAAATGTATGAGAGCCGTGGCATGGTAGATGGTGAAGCGGTTTACCGGGTGGAAGAAGCCTATTTGCGAAACCATCGCGTATTGTTTGGGTCTTCCTAATGGACGCTGGCAAACTTGACCGTCGTGTCACCCTGCGAAGTAAAGCAACCGTGCAAGATGCCTACGGTGGCGAGACGGTCACATGGGTTGACATCACTACCGTATCAGCTAGAAAGCTCTCAAGCAAGGGGAAGGAATTCCACTCTGGTGGATTGATACTTTCGTCTGGCATGGTGGGTATCCAGATTCGTCGCACGCCTACCGTATCAGTAGTCACTCAGTTGGATGTTTTCGTCTTGGATGGAGTGACCTACAACATCAAGTCTATTGATGAAGTTGGGCGCAGGGACTATCTAACCATCATGGGCGAAGCTGGGGTAAGCGATGGCTAAAGTTCTTGGATTGCAGGAGCTGCAAAAGCGCATGCATACACTTAGCGCCGAGGTTGCTGGAAATATTGCGCGCCAGGCCGTTGTGGCTGGCGCAGGCGTTATCAAGCGCGATGCACGGCGCAGAGCGCCAATTGCGGAGGCCGCTTACTTGGCATCCGGTGGTGAAAAAGATCACACGGTCGATAAGGTCAAAGTGGCCCCTGGAAACGTGCCCAAACATATCATCATGAAGCGCATGACAAAAACCGAGTTGTCTGCGCATTACATAGTGACACTGCGTGGTAAAAAGAAATACGGTTATGCAAAACGCATCGGCGCTTTTATCGAGTACGGTACAGTGAAACAAACACCCCGCCCGTTTTTAGCCCCGGCCTTGAGTGAGAATGTAGAGAGAATCAAGAACATAATGGCGCGGCGCTTACAATCTGGACTAAAGAAAGCGGGTGCATTTTGAGCGCATACTTTTCTGAGATTTTCACCATCCTTTCGCCATTGGTATCTAATCGCGTTTACCCGGTGACGTTCCCGCAAGCCCCTGCAGTACCCGTGTGGCCTGCTATTCGCTACACACCAACAGGTGGGGCGGTGCAATTCACTAGCTGCGGTGATGCGAATGACCCAGACATATCAATTCAAATTGATGTTGTGGCTACTACATTCGGGGCCGCTATCACTTTGACCGAATCAGTCAAGACGGCTTTTAATACTTTCTCAGTCCCTGCGGTGTTGGATGCTTATCCAATATTCGACTACGACTACGAAACCAAGACTCACCGTGCCATTCTGCAATACACCATTGCCGGATCAAGCGTGTAGATGATAAAATTCACCAACTTTTTTAGGAGCTCTCTATGTCAAAAGGTAATACCACGAAGTTCTATGGGACTACATTCCAAGCCGTCAGCGCATACGCTGCTGGCGTGGCCCTCACTGGTCTGACCAACGCATCGCCTGCGGTTGCAACTTCGGTTGCTCACGGTCTTACATCTAACGATATTGTCAAGATTGCCGCAGTAGTTGGCTTGACCGACTTGAATACAAAAAACTACGTTGTCAACGTGCTGACCGTGGATACATTCGAGCTATTGGGCACTGATACCACCAACGCCGATACTTACACCAGCGGCGGCACATTCGCCAAAGCTACTTTGTCTGCTACCTGCCAGATGACAGGCTCCACTCACGGTAGCGGATCCACATCCGAGATTACTACCGAAACGAACTGCGGTATCTCTAAAGACTTTGGCGCACCTGATGACGGCCAAGCTACATTTAACTTCAACTATGCCCCTGCTACTTTTATCACCGCGTTGGAAGACAGCCGCACTGGTGTTGCTGAAATTGCAGTGGTCACGACTCTGCCATCTAGCGCAGGCATTATGGTGGACATTGGTGTGGTGGTGTCAGTTAGCCGCGACGGCTCTGCTGGCGGTGTGTGGACTGGCTCTGCTACTCTTACCCGCACTCAGGCTCGCGTAGATATCGAGGTCTAATCATGTTTGATGCCGCTAAATTCATTGAAGCGGCTCGCGCTGCTTCTAAGTCCAAGCCCGTAGCAATCACACTCCCGACAATCGGCGCTGCTTTCAAAAAGAAGCTGACAGTTTCAGATATTGAACACGCAGGGGCTGTGCGGGAGAAACTCTCAAGCGCTGGCAAACTTGACCGCAGTATGAGTATCGCGGTGGGGTTGGCTCAGGCGATTTGTGGCCCTGATGGTGCATGCGTGTTTGATGTTGACAATTCAGACCATTTGGAGATTCTCGCGGCACTTCCATGGGAGTCTGTGCGCGGATTGATGGCGGATGATGAAGCGGGAAACGCCTAACACCCCTGCGCGAATATCTAATTGATTTGAGCTTCGCGCTGGGGTTGCCGTTAGATGTATTGAGGGATATGAGTGCCGATGATTTGGCACTCTATCAACAGTACACAAGTAAGCGAGGTTTTCCAGGGCGTAAGGTGGAATTGCTACTCGCACAGGTTAGTCAGATAATGGCGCAAACTATGGGCGGTGCAAAGAATACTAAGCTGTCAGACTTCCTATTTGACCCTGCACCAGAGTTAGAGGAGCCTAAAGAAATGACGGTCGAGGAAATAAGAGCGCTACACGGCTTCAAACCCAAGAATAGAAAGAAAAAATGACCTCAGCATTAGGATCGATGGTTGTCAGCTTGGGTATTGACGATGCAAAGTATGTGCAGGGTTTGACCCGTGCAGAGTTCAATGCAGCCAAGGCCGCAAGGATCGCCGAAAATGAGGCACGCAAGATTGAGCGTGCTAGCATGCAGGCGCAAAAAGCCGTTGCTGACATGGCTACACAAACCGGCCTTAGCTCTAAGCAAATGGCTAATAATCTGCGTGGCGTACCCGCGCAGTTTACTGATATTGTGGTCAGTTTGCAGGGTGGTCAAGCTCCTTTGACTGTTTTCTTGCAACAGGGCGGACAGCTTAAGGATATGTTTGGAGGAGCTGGGCAAGCCGCTCGCGCTCTTGGTAGTTATGTTCTTGGTTTGGTCAATCCGTTTTCTGTCGCAGTTGCGGGTGGCGCTGCTGTCTTATTGGCAATACAAAGCGCAGCTAATGAAACTCAAGAGCTGCGCAAGAACCTACTATTAAGCGGAGGAGCGTCTGGCGCATCTTTGGATGAACTAACGGGCTATGCAGCACGGTTGGGCGGCGCGTTTGGAGTTACGCAAGGTGCTGCGTCTGCTGCTCTTGGGACTATCGTTTCTACTGGTAAGGTAGCCCGTACAAACCTAGCAGACTTTACAAAAGTTGCCATTGCCGCCGAGTCATCCCTTGGGATTTCGGTAAAAGACATTGCTGCCAACCTCAAAAAGCTAGGCGAGGACCCCGTAGCTGGAGTCATTGAATTAAATAAGCAGTTCAACTTTTTGGACGTTTCCACATTCAAGCAAATCATTGCAGCGCAAAAACTTGGAAACACTGTTCAAGCGGCTTCCATTGCTCAAACTGCCTACTTGGATGCGCTGAAAAATGGAACAGAAGAGATGACGGCAAACTTGGGAACTTTAGAAGCTGGATGGAAATCGCTCGGAAAAACGGCAAAAGAAGCATGGGACAAGATGCTGAATATTGGCCGGGAGCAAAGCTTGGATGAGCAAATTGACAGTCTTCAAAAAAGTATGGCTGGGCGTGAAAAGGCGTTTGCCAATCAATTCGGCGACAATGCAAAAGGGTTAGCTCAGGCGGCGTTAAATCGTGGGCAAAAAGTCCCCATAGGATTAAGCGATGACCAAACAAAATTAGAAGATTTGCGTGATCAGCGGCGTATTGCAAGGAGCGCATCAGATAAAAAATTCGCAGAGCAAGAGCAGCGTGACAAAGAACTTGCAAAACTCGCAGAATCAGCCAAGCCACAACCAAAGGGCGGCAAACAGCTTTCGGAATTCGATAAATATATCGAGCGACTTGACAAGCAAGAGCAAGCCCTTAAGCAACTCTCTTTTGAAGAAATTGCAATCGACGATTTGCGCGAAGGTAGGTTAGGAAAACTCACCAAGGCGCAAGAGGAAGACTTACTTTGGAGAGCAAGACAACAGGACTCTATCAAAGCCGTTGCCAAGCTAACGCAAGAAACTGACGCTGCAACTTCAGCAGGCATTCAGCGCATACGTGCGGAAAAAGAGCAACAGATTGCCGCAGGTAAACAACTGGCCGAATCGTTGGCTACACCCGCTGAAATACTAGCATCAAAAGAAGCAGCCCTGCAAAAACAGTTGACTGCTGGTTATATCGACCAAGACACCTACCACCGGGCACGCATCAAGAACAACAACGAATACAGCGCGGCGCTGGAAAAGACTACCGAGGCAGGTCGCAGGCTAACCGAATCGCTATTCACACCAGCGGACAAACTAGCCAAACGCGAGGAAGAATATCAGCGCCTGTTAGATGCGAACGAGATCAAACGAGAAACCTACGACGCTGCAAAGAAAAAGAGCATCCAAGAATATCTTGACGATATGGACAAGGCATCCGGCAAGACAAAAGAAGCGACAAGCCTTGCAAACGAATTGGGGCTGACGTTTCAATCGGCCTTTGAGGATGCGATTGTGGGCGGTAAAGGATTGAGCGAAGTTTTCAAGGGGCTGGAAAAAGACATTGCCAGAATCTTGGTTCGCAAACAAGTTACCGAGCCTTTTACACAAGCCGTTTCCAAGTTGGACCTAGGCGGGATATTGGGCGGATTATTTGGTGGCGGTGGCGGAACGGCTGGTTCTGCTGGCCCACTATCTTCGTTTTCCTCCTTCGCAGGCGGTGGCTACACTGGCGACGGGGCACGCGCTGGTGGCATGGATGGGCAAGGTGGTTACTTAGCCATGCTACACCCTCAAGAGAGCGTTGTAGACCATGCAAAGGGGCAATCTATGGGCGGTGGCACTTCGATCAATCAGAGCATCACAATCGACGCTCGCGGGGCTGACGCTGGGGTGACGGAACGTATAATTCAAGCCATGCGACAAACAAAAGCCGAAACCCTAGCAGCCGTACAGGCTCAAGCTAATCGCGGCGGTTCATTCGCTCGTGCAGTGGGTAGAGCCTAATGACTGACTTTACTACGGCTGGTGTAGCAGTCTACAAGTGGCCCACTACCATTAGGCCATCCGAAGTAACGCTACACCTCAAATTTAATACTGGGTCATTCACCAGTCCATTCACCCGCACCACCCAGACTATCGAATGGGCAGGTGCCTTGTTTGATTTGTCGGCAAACTTTCCTCCATTGCGCTCTGACTCTGCGAACACTATGAGGGCTTTTTTTGCATCGCTAAGGGGTAGGGCAGGAAGGTTCTATTTCGGCGCGTATCCATGCCGATACAGCCCTGCAAGCATGTACGCAAGCGAACGTACGACTGTTATCCCGCTGAGTGCTGACACCATCACAATCACGGCGGACAATACAACACACACGGCGGACGAAACCACGGTGGGCATGGAGTCATTGTTCACGGTTACCAGTTCTACAAGTACCACTATCGTAGGGACTCTATGGCTAAATTCCAATAAGTATCCGTTCGAGGTTGGTAGCTATTTCAGCTTTGACGATTCTCGCGGCTGGAGACACCTGCACATTGTCACAGCTATGACCGCAGCCAGTGGGGTGACTACACTCACCGTAGAGCCTCCAATGCGCTCACTGCCTACATCCTTAACCCCGATTCACATACACCAGCCTTCAGGTATTTTTATGATGATGGATGATGGGCAGGGTGCTATGACGCAGAGCATGGGCAAATTCAATTTCACATTGTCCGCTATTCAATCCCACCCCCTAGAGGTGACCACTTGACCCGCGACGTATCGACCGACCTAATCACAGCATCGCAGGCGGCAATCGTTCGCCCGTTTATGGCGGTTGATATGGATTACCCAGACGGCGCAGTTAGAGTGTGTAGCCTTGACCGTGCAGTTACCTTTGGTGGCTATGATTGGTACGCTGTAGGCGCATTGGGGGCGGTGTCTCAAGTCGAGGAAGGCTCAGAGAATAGAAGCTATGGATTCAGTATTTCAGTTTCTGGTGTGCCGGGTAGCTTTAATGAGTATCTGAGAACCCAAGACGTTCAAGGCCGATTGGTCACTGTTTACCTTGGGTTTGTTGATGCTGATTACTCCATCATTGGTTACGACATTGTGACCGTTGGGCGTATGGACACCCAAGACGTGCAGGCCGGACAAACCACATCAGTGACCGTGCAATGCGAATCTATCCAAGTTGATTGGGAGCGCCCACGGGTGCGAAGGTGTACGGATGCTGACCATCGCTCCAGATATTCGACGGATGGATTTTTCCAGTATGTCGCGGCTTTGCAGAATCTAGATTTGCGCTGGGGCAAGTAGTAATGTGCGAAAATATCGACATGCACATAGCCGCATTGATGGAAAAACACAAACGAACCGAGTTTCAATGGGGCGTGTTTGACTGTAGCCAATTCGCCGTAGAGTCACTAAAAACATTGCACGGTTTCACTATTTCACTTGGTAACTATTCCACACAGCAATGCGCTCGCAAGATATTCAAAAAGCGTGGCGGTACTTTCGCGGATGCTCTCAAGGGGTTTGGGTTGATTGAAAAACCCGCATCCCTTGCCATGCGTGGCGACTTGGTTGCTGTTAAAAACGATGATGCATGGGGCGCTGCGGTCGCTCTTGTAGTGGGCTTGAATGCGGTGTGCCCTGCTAGTATTGGTTTGAAGTCCGTCCCCCGTGACCGTTGGTTATCCGCTTGGAGCGTTCCATGCCGGAAGTAGCTATTGCCGCTGCGGCAACATGGGCGGCTGGCGCTGCTACGACTGCGGCTGTTGGTGCTGGTTTAGTTGTGGCTGGGGGGTTTGGTGCTGCCGTTGTGGGTGTGCTTGCTGCTACCGCCGTGAGCTCTGTGCTTGGTAATATCATTGGAGGCAGTGGGGGTGGCGGTAGTGGTGGCGGTAGTAGTGGAGGTGGCGGTAGTAGTGGAGGTGGCGGTAGTAGTGGAGGTGGCGGCGGTGCAGTCGCCCCACCCCAGGTCACAAACACCAGCGTCAGGCAGGCTGCAGCTTCCAGGCGCTTGCTTTATGGAACCGTAAAAGCGGGAGGCATCTTGGTCTACCCTGCTCAGTCTGCGGATGGTGATTACGCATCGTTGGTTGTGTATCTAGGCGAAGGCCCGATTGATGGCGTGGAGACTGTATTCTGGGTTGGTGACGAACTAAGCACCGATTCAAAATTCACCGGGCTACTCACTCTCACAACCTACACAGGCGGACCAGGACAAACCGCAGACGCTAACCTGATCGCAGCCTCTAATGGCGAGTGGACATCTTCAGACGTAGGCAACGGTGTTGCGTATGCGATTGTCAAATATAAATGGGACAGAAACGCCTTTGCCCGTGGGTTGGTATTCCCCGCTTTTACGGTACGTGGCCGCAAGATATACGACCCTCGCACCACACTTACAACGTACAGCGCTAACCCTGCTCTTGCGATGTTGGATTACATCCGCAGCGAGTACGGTTATGCAGCGCCTGATTCGTGGATTGACTTCGATAGCTTCTCTGCTGCGGCTTCTATTTGCGATGAAGTTTTAGACAGTACCGACTTAGACAACGTGGTCAACGCAGTCGCTGGTAAGGTTTTGAGATACCAAGTAAACGGCGTGTTTGAAGTTGGCACATCCCCGTCAGTCGTAGTAGAGCAAATTTCTGCCTGCTGTGCTGGAAAGCTAGTTTTCAGCGGTGGCAAGTATCGTTTTTTTGTTGGTGCTTATCGAGTACCTACCGGGGAAACTTTAACGTCTGAGTACCTTCGTGCTGACCCGGTTTATAGAACACACCCAGGCCGTCAACAACGCATCAACACGGTTAGGGCTACTTACCGCGAACCAAAACAAGAATGGCAAACTGCGGATATTCCACAATATCAACTAGCCCAGGCAGTGATTGATGAGGATGGAGAGATTGTCCAAAGTTTAGATTTTCCCGCTGTGACGATAGGCGCACAGGCCCAACGGCTGGCACTGTTGGCTATGCGTCAATCGCGCTCTGCCGTACCGTTACAGCTGCAATGCAACTATGCTGCTTTTCAATGGAGACTATGGGACACAGTGACCGTCTATCTTCCTGAAGTTGGCGCTGACGGTGTATTCCTAATCGCGGGTTATTCCTTTGCGTCAGACGGCGGTATTGACCTTTCTATGATTCCACACTTGGCAACTGATTACGCTTGGACTTACACCGCTGACGAAACCACCCCCACTACTGCGGTTATTCCAAACTTTAACCGAACACCTCCAGCCGTTACGGGATTAGTTGTAACTGGTGGATTTTTGGACAGCGGCGAAGTAAGTCAACCCGTACTAGCTGCGGCATGGACTGCTACAGCCTTTGCAACGATAGCCCATTATGAGTTACAGTGGAAATTATCTAGCGTTACGGATTACACCAACTCAGGAGCGATTACTACTCTCGAATGGTATCGGGCGGTAGACATTGGGTTTGCTTACGACTTTAGGGTGAGGGTGGTAGCCCAAGATGGTCAAATTGGCGCGTGGACTGAGGAGACTTCCATTATGGTAAACGTGGACTCTACCCCGCCCGGAGTGCCTACGGGTATGAGCGTAACACACCATGCAACGGGTGTTCACAACGATACAGTGGAGTGGACTACACCATCAGATATAGACTTTTCACGCTCTCGGGTGTATGTCAACACGATCAACGATTCTGTGACAGCGACCGAGATTGCAGAGATATTCGGCCTGCCTTCAACCCAGTACAGCACAACTTATTCACACGACGATGTTGATGATCATTATTACTGGGTTCAATCGGTGGATAGGGTTGGTAATACTAGCGCTCGCACTTATGCGGGTGGCATTTAATTTCAAGGAAGAAAAATGACTGACGTAATCAATGTAGGTACAACGGACAACGATGGCACGGGGGATACATTACGTGCTGCGTTTACTCAAATCAATGAACGCTTCAACACCATCGCAGGTGCACTGACAGGCGGTGACGCATGGGCATCCGGCGTTACTTACACTGCGACACCCGTAAGAAACTGGGTGATCGAATCCGGCAATGCGTATGTGTGCGCGGTCAATCACGTCAGCGGTGCAACTTTTGCCGGTGATTTTGCAGGCGGTAAGTGGCTCGCGGTTGACACTGCTCAATTGAGCGCTGATTTGGCATCATCTTTGGGCGCTGGTATGGTTGGGTTTTCTCCAACAGGGAGTATTTCATCCACTACGGTTCAAGCTGCTATTGCTGAACTGAGCACCGAACTCACCGCAGCTAGCGATGCATCAGGCATTACCTACACCCCCGATGGCACTGGTGCGGTTGTTACTACGGTGCAGGGCAAATTGCGCGAAAGTGTTAGCGTTAAAGACTTTGGCGCTGTTGGAGATTACTATTTAGCGGACGGGTCTATAAACCCATCTCCTACAAACAATACTCCGTTTATTCAGGCTGCTATCGACGCAGTTTCAGCGGGAGCTACGCTTGAATTTGATATTGGCAGGGGTTACTACCTCCAGTCGGGGCTGTCATGTAATAAATGGCTGACACTTTGTGGTCGTGGTATGTCCAACTCTGTTTATACGAGTGCGGTACTGGTTTGTGCCGCTGGCATTACAGGGTTATCTGTCAATACGGAAACCTTTGCAATAAAAAAAGTTGCAGTTATTTGCACCGACTCCTCCAATGTTAATAGTGTTGGTATAAACATTAAGCAAATTGCTGGTGCGACTATTAGACCTATCTATGACATTCGTTTTACCGAAGTATGGTTTTCAAACTTTGGTAAAACTGCCATGAACTGCCCTACTTCAATGTACGGTGGTATTTTGGATAAATGCACTTTTGAAGGCAATGCAAAAGCCTTATCCATCAATTATGATGAAGTGGTATCGGTTGATTCAGCAGCGTCATTTAATAAGATTGTCAATTGTGTGTTTTTCAATAACGCAATTGATATTGAAATAAAGGCTTCGGCTGCGTCGCTAGGGGCTTCAACCAACTTTGCAAACATCATTGCAAATAACAACTTCATAAACACTGTTGTTACTAATACAGGCACAAACTGTGTTGTTTTGAATGGATCACTAAACGGCACCGTTATCGAAGGGAATGCCTTCGCGAATTGCCCAGCAACAGCAATTAGCGTCACGGGAACCATTGGAACTGTAATTTCCAACAACTCAATCAATAGGTCTGGTAAACAGGGCATCGCCATCACTAATGCTGCTGGGTTTGTTGCAAGTGGAAATACAGTCAACTTTACAAACGCCAACTTTGACACGCACGCACAACATCATAGTGCGTTTGAAATTGTTGGCTCGACCGGAAAAGCTAGCTGTAATGTTGTCGCCATTGAAAACCCAGTTGAACTTAAAAACCAGTATGGGTTCTATGTTGATTCCAGCACTATTGATTTGGGTGATATTTCTCAGATTAACGGGGTAGCTGGTGAGTACCTATCCACCAATGGGGCACAAGTAACTTTCACAAAAAGCGGCTCATTCATTCCCGAGGTCGTTGGCTCTGCTACGCCAGGTGCTCAAACGTACACAGCGCAAGAGGGCCGATATTCAGTTAGCGGTAATGTTGTAACGGTATCGATTCTTGTATCTGGCACCAAGGACGCAGCCGCTTCTGGTGACTTGAGAATCCAGGGATTGCCAGTGCTTAACGCCACGGGCCGCAGGGCAACCAATACCAGCTATATGCTTAATTTAGTACCTGCGGTCGACTCGCTGACACAAAGCACAACACTTCAACTTGTTGGGGAAAAACTTGGACACGTTGATTACATCAGGGTGATTGAATACGGATCGGCAACATTTAATTTGCTGCCAATGTCATCATTACAGACTTCATTCTCACTAACGGTGACTGGTACATATTGCATATGACCAACAAAACCATATTCAATTTCATAGCCCTAGGCTTATTCACTTTCTGGTCAACCTTTGTATCGCTAACATGGCTTTTATTTTCCAACTTCTAAAGTCCCGCATATGTACCCTCTAACATTTT